ATAACCGAATGTACCCAAACCAGTAACTGTACTACCGAGAAGAGCACTACTAATGTAACCTAAACTACCTAATCCAGTAATTGTACTATAAAAACTCTGTGAAGATATATAACCTACTGTTCCAAGACCATCAACAGTGCTTGTTAGATTTGGAGTACTTAATGAACCCGGTAATACACCCGTTGAAATATTAGACATATAAACTGTTAGCATATTAATGGTCGAAGGCAAATAGCCAATCTCTTGACCATAAGAACTTAGATTATATAAAGAATTTTGCCAACTAATATTGCCAATACCATCGGTTGATAGAATATAATTTGTACTTATTGGAAAATTTGTGTTAGGATCAACTGCTAATAAACTTCTATATAACTGATCCATACTCCGTCTAATTATAAAAAAGATTCAATGCTCTTAATAAGTAGCGAGCTATGACAGGAAATGGAGGTTTATTACAACTTGTTGCAATGGGTAAACAAGATATATTCTTAACCGGAAATCCACAGATTACATGGTTTAAGATGGTATATAGAAGATATACTAATTTTGCTGTCGAATCACAAGCTCTATTTTTTGACGGTGACCCTGATTTTGGAAAACGCTTATCATGCTTAGTACCGCGACGTGGTGACTTGTTAGGACCACTTCTTTTAGAAATTACGTTACCAGCATTAACACTTACAGATGGCACACCCGTATCTTATGTAAATTCGATCGGTCACGCACTTATTGACGAGATAACTCTAGAGATTGGTGAGCAAGAAATTGATACCCAGACTGGCGAATGGATGGAGTTATGGTCAAATATGACAACAACCGCGACACAGAGACAAGGATTTAATGATATGATTGGTAAAGTTGACGACTATATTCAACCACAGAACTTTGGACCTCTCAAACTTTATATCCCATTACGTTTCTGGTTCTGTAAGAATCCAGGCCAGTATCTACCGTTACTAGCACTACAGTATCATCCTATTCGTATAAATCTTAAATTAAAGCCTCTACAAGAGTTATTTTTTTCACCATCTTTAGCAAATCCTGCTGTGTGTAACACGTTAGCAGTAAATCCAGTTAAAATAACTGATTTACGATTGTTTGGTGATTACGTATACTTAGATGTTGAAGAACGTCGTCGTTTTGTAAGCAATACGCACGAATACTTAATTGAACAGATACAGTACACCCCACCAATTGCGATCCCTATTGGAGCAACGTCTTCTACGGTACGTCTTGAATTTAATCATCCAATTCGCGAACTTATATGGTTCATTCAACGTTCACAAATGACATCAAATCACGAACCTTTCAACTATAGTAGTACAAGCATACTTGAAAATGGAGTAAGAAGAGATTTAATGGCAGATACTGTTATACAACTTGACGGGCATGATAGGTTTGATAAGAGAGATGCTGGATACTTTCGTTTAGTCCAACCTTACTATCATCATACCGTTGTTCCAAATAACTTATTCTTATATAACTACTGTTTTGCTCTACGACCTGAAGAACTACAGCCATCTGGTTCATTAAACGCGAGTCGCATCGATAGTTTTATTTTACAAATGAATCTAAGTCCCGATTCTACAACTGGTGCTACACCTCCACGAGGAACCGCTATCACACGTGTCTACGCAACAAATCATAATGTTTTAAGAATTATTAACGGTTTTGGAGGATTACTATTTACTATTTAAGCTAGCTGAAATATTTTCAAGGCTTTAAAAGTACATGTAAAATAGGTTATGTCATCTTTAATTCCAAAAGTAAGTGTTCCAAATCTAAGTGTTCCAAATCTAAGTGTTCCAAAAGTAATTGCTCCTATACTACAACCGAAAATATTTATACCAATCTGGCTTTATAAATGGTTAGCAGTAATACCGTTTATCGGATTTTTTGGAATAGATCATTGGGCAATAGATTCTAAATTTACGGGTATAGCAAAATTATTTGTAAATCTATTTACATTTGGTTCTTGGTACGCCTATGACGCAGTACAGGTATGGAACGGGGTACGTGCTGATATGAAAACGATTCAATCAGAAGGTTTAGATATCCCATTCTTACAAGGTTTTAGTATTGGAAAAGGTAAATTTGATAGTGAACCAGTAACAAATATGAGTAAAAATACTCAATTATGGTTATTAATACTGTTTATTGGTCTTTTTGGCTTCATATACTATATTACAACTTTTTTCTTAACATCAACATCTGGGTTTTTTATATCTTCATTAGCTTCAATCTCATTTTATAGTATCTTTGCTCTATTGGCGTATCTGATCTTTTTTTATATTATGGGTAAAACAACACAAGGTTCATCCTTTACTCCTCCAAAAACAACGACTGAAGCAAAACAGGGGTTGTATAGTTCATTTGGTGTAGCAAATCCGTTATCGATGCCACGAACTCAATCAAAAGTATCTTCTGTATTAAGTGGTGTATCACCTGCTTTGAGTCTGCCAAAAATGTCAGGTGGAGGTACACTACTAACTAATGGTCTAAATGATTTAATTGATACATTAAAATCGATGGAGCCAAAACCGTTTAATCATGATCATATCTTTTTTATCTTATTACTGTTGGTACTACCGATAAGTGGATTTACTGCGTACGCTTTAACAAAAAAGAAAAAACCTGTTGAAAAAGATGAAATATCTTGATAGTCAAGAAGAACTTGAAGCATTAATTGGGCGTGGTGGAAGTTACGACGGTGAAATACCTGATCTAACTATTATTTGGTTCAGTGCTGAATGGTGTGGCCCTTGTAAAAAAATACCTATATCACAACTTATGAGTGAGTTTCCAGCAAACTGGTTAAAATGTGATGTTGATAGAAATAAATACTCGCCCGGTTATTGTAATATTCGTACAATACCTAGTTTTATGGTTATTTATAAAACAAAGATTCTTGGTACAAAAGGATCCTCCAGTATTATCGAATTAAATGAATGGTTTAGAACTATTCTTAGTAATCTCTAGATGATTGATGTATTAATTATAGGAGGAGGGATATCTGGTTTTTATTGCGCTTTAGAATGTCTAAAACGCAATAAAACGGTACTACTCTGTGAAAAGTATAAGAATCTTGGAGGGAGAATTGATACTTATAATGAGAATGGGTATAGTTGGGAATCTGGTGCTGGTAGGATTTCACATGAACATACAATGCTATTAAATCTTATGAAGAAGTATAAACAACCTATTGCCCCTATATCAAAAGAACTTATCTATAAACGAGATGGTAATACATGTGCTGAACCAAATATTTTTGAAACTAACATAAGAACTTTCTTTGAACCTCTCAAAATGCTTTCAAAGAACGTATTAGCGAACTCTACACTAAAAGAACTATGTGTAACAATTCATGGTGAAACTAAAGCAGTAGAGTTTCTTGATAGATTCCCTTATAGAGCAGAAGTTGAAGTGCTACGTGCTGATTTAGGGTTAGAAGTATTTAAACATGAAATGGGATCCCATGAAGGGTACTTTGTAGCAGTGAATGGTTTACATTCTCTAATTGATTCTATGGAGAAAGATTTTATTCAGAAAGGAGGTAAAGTTTTAACAAAATATGAATTGATCGAAATAGATAAGAATAGATGCACATTCTTAACTGGATCAGATAAAATAAAGAAACAGTTAGAAGCAACTAAAATAATTTGTGCGATGGATTCTGAAAGCTTGAAAAAAATAAGATTTTTTAAAGATTTTACTACGCTTAACTACTTACGCATGGAACCGTTGCTACGTACCTATGCGGTATACGATAACACGTGGTTTTCTGAATATCCAAGAGTTGTTTCAAAAGATTCTATAAGATACTTTTTACCAATAAATTATGAAAAAGGTGTGGCTATGGTAAGTTATACAGATTCAAGAGATACAGTAGAGTTTCATAAAATTCTTAGAAAATACGGTGAAGAATCACTTGGAAACCATATTTATAATAAATTAAAAGATTTATTTGGAGATATTCCTAGACACAAGTTCTTCAAATCGCACTATTGGAAAAATGGTGCGACGTATTGGCTCCCTGGTAACTATAATCCAGTAGAAGAGTCAAAGAATAGTTTAAAACCTTTTGATTCTGACGTATATGTAGTAAATGAATCGTTTAGTTTAAAACAAGCATGGATTGAAGGGAGTTTAGAGCAGTGTAAGAAATTATTTGATAATCATACTATATAGATGGATCCTCATTTTATTCTTGCTCTATTTCATATAATATGTGTGGTACCTTTTCTTGGCTACATATTTATTCAACGAGCTGCTACTCCCGAATTCATTTATAATATACTTTTTTTTGTTGGATTATTTGTACTAGTATATCATGCGTATAAAGCACTTCTAAAAATCAGTACTAAGTCCTCTTCTTTATGGGTTAGTTTAATTCATGTACTACTATTTGCTCCACTTATGATTTATATCGGATACTACAGTAAAAAAACGCCTAGAGCAGCATATGAAATGTTAGGATTAATAACATTTGCTGCGCTTGGATATCATTTATACAGTGTCATACTATTAACTCAAGTAAATCTAAGCGATTAGTTCTAACATCTTCTGTTTTTCAATACAAGTTGTACGAATACATGTTAGTGCGTGATAATAAAAGGCAGTATTTGAAAGAAAACTCCCTTTACATGATGTACATGTATTATTTTCATCAAGAATATCAGTAATTTCATTCTTATAATGTTTTCTTAAGCAATGAATACGACGATTTGCCTTTGTAAGTGCTTCAAAATCACAGTCTTCAAACGGACATTTGAATGTATCTACTTTCTTTACATTCTTATCTTTATGTTTTGATAGCATATGAAGTTCTAGTGAAGTTTTTTGAATAAAATCTTTATTACAGATGCTACACTCATACGGAAGTTTCCCTTCATGCTTCTTCATATGATAGTACATTGTATTTTGATTCTGTTTTACTACATTACAAGAAGGACATACAAACCAACCCTGTTCATTTTTAATATACTTAGAAGACATTCCCGATACAAGTATTAAATAAAATTTTTTTTCAATTTTTTAAATCCACATCATAGATATGCCTGTGATAGATACGAATAAAGCTCCGCCAGATGAGAAACATAAAAAATACTTCTCATCGTATAAACCGAATGAAATTTTTTGGGGGGTAGGTATTGAAAATGAAACATATTTAGAAATCTTAAGAAAAGAATCTGTAAAAGGTTCTTTTTTTAAGAATCAAAAACCTGAGAGATACAGTGTAAACTATTATAAAGGGTATAGACAAGGGTGGTTTAATAAAGCAATAGATACACTATTTGATAAAGATATAGACTATCAACTACCTATTTTAATGAATTGTCATGAACTTATTAAGAACGATTTATCTGGACAACCTATGACTAATTATGATAAAGGTTCAACACCTAATAAAAAGTTTTCTGGGAAAACAGTATTTGATCATATGAAAGAAAAATCAAAATATCTCAATGATGAATACGGGCTAAGTTACTGTTTTGATGGAGATACAGTTGAATTTATGACATTAAATTTTTATAAAACAACCACCCAAAAAGTAATTAGTGAATTATTATATCATAAGAAACATTTTTTAGATAATTTGAACAGATTAAATTTACCAGTTACAAAAGGTCATAAGTTTAGTTATCCTTTAGTAAATCATGGGTTCGCACGATTTACGACTAATATGAATAATCTTGCTATTTTTAATAACGGTACGTATCATTTTAATTTTACTTTACCAACAAAACTTAATAGTGCTGGAAATATTGAAGATTATAGATCTTTTGAGAGAACCCACGCAATGGCTATACGAGTTATACAAGTAATGGAACCGTTCTTCATAGCAAAATTTGGTTCATGTGATCCATTATCAAAAAGTGATATGTATAAGAGGAGATTTCCAAACGGTTCTCAGCGGGCTGCTGCTTCACGATATATAAGTATTGGTACGTTTGATACAAATAGAATTATAACTGGAAAACTGCTACAAGAAGATAGAAGAAGTTATGAAACTCAATGGTATAAGGATCTGTACGAACAGATCCACTATGAAAAAGGTGATAAGATAGGATTTGATATAAATTTTAATAAGTTTAAGAATCACGGAATTGAACTACGATTCTTTGATTATTTTCCAGAAACGTATTTAAATGAAGTATTAACATTCTTAGTTTATTTACTAGATCATTCAATAATTTTAAAATATTTAGAAAGTTCTATTCAAAATAAAACATATAATTCGATTGTGTATAAAGCAATATTTGAAGGGAATGAAGCGATTCTTAATAAAGAAGAAATATTATGGCTTCGTAATATTTTACAGTTAAGAATAAGAATAAAAAGTCGTAAAATAGTTGATATATATGAACAGATATACACGTATTTTAAAAATAAGTATAAGTATGATGGGCCATGTAGTAGTTTAATGTTAGAAAAACCATCTGTATGTTGTTTTAATAATCTATTTAAAAACTAATTTACTATATTTAAATAATGAAACTTCTAACTTTAGCAATTGGAGAAGATTTTCGTAAAAGTCTTTCTAGATTACTAGATTCTAAGAAAGAGTACTGTAAGAAGAATAACTATGAGTGTATAATTGGTGGTGAAGAGTTTTGGGATAGGGAACGTCCAATTCCATGGTCAAAGATCCCTTTCTTACTCCATGTGCTTGAGAACTCAAGCGAAGGAGAACTAATTTTTATGAGTGATGCTGATGTGTATATTACCAATATGGATCTGAAGTTAGAAACTCATGTAGTACCGTTGCTATCTGATGGGAAAGATTTATTGATGACAATTGATTCATGCGGCCATATCAACGATGGGAATATACTGATACGGAATACTGAATGGTCTCGTGGATTCTGGAAACGAGTATACGAACAAACAGATCTTTTATATCATCCATGGTGGGAGAATGCGGCGGTTATCAAACTACTAGAATTAAATAGATCTGATTTAGAAAAAACACAGATTACAAATAAGTGTCGAACATTTAACGCTTATATTCAAGGACTTCCGAATATGCCATTATGGATGCCTGGTGATTTCTTAGTTCATTTTGCTGGTATTTATGATGTGAACCGTATGAACTTTTATACTCAAGAAATTGATGCTGGTAAAGTACCAAGAAAACAGATTTTTGAATAGAATTTCTAATTAATAAGTATAGAAATGAACTCTAATTCTGATATGGAAGAAATGAACTCCGCAAATAATTCTAGCAACAATTCTTCTAACAATTCTAATATGTCTGGCGGTAAACGTCGTACTCGTAAAAATCGCAATGCTGCGATGGAAGGTGGGGCTAAGATCCCTGCGGTTGGCACAAAAGCCCAAGTCTGGCATGGTAATGCTAAGCATACTTCCGGTGGATTAGTGAAGAGAGATTTAATGAAAACAAAGAAAGGTCGTATCGTAAGTCGTAAGAAGCACGCTGCGGGGAAGAAAGCCTTAAAGAACTTAGTAAAGGCTGGTTTTAAGGCGAAGAAGGGGACGTTCAAGCTTTTTAAGAAGTAAAAAGCGTAAAACCAAGTTATTTAAGAAGTAAAAAGCGTAAAACCAAGCTTTTTAAGAAGTAAAAATCTTAATCTTTCATCTCCAAAGCATCTGCTAATGTTCTAAGATACTCTGATGCTTGGTCGTAGTTAATAGAAGGTTGTATATCTTTGATACTGTTTAAATCAAACCAGTACAATGATCCACGTTTATCAGAATCTCCTACAGAAGACCATGCTAAACTTACATCTGATGCTTTTGTTTCATTTAATATTGTTTTAACATCAACATCTTTTATCTTTAATCCAATTATACTATTTACATCATCATATGAACTAGTTGTATTCCAAAATATTGAATTATACTCATTCTTCGGCATTAATCCACCAGATATTAAAGTAATATCATCTTTTGTTTCAAATATTACATTTGGAATTGAAACACCGTACCAGATTATTAGAAGAGGTTTACTTGTATTCTGTATAAATGTATAAGCAAGTCTTAAATCTTGAGTATCACGGACACGAAATATTGCGTCTATAAATATATTGCGTAAAAACTTTGGCTGATGTTTTAAATAAGAATCACTAAATATTACAACAGTTTTGTTTCTACGTATAACTTCATCACAATACATATTTAGAAGAGCACTTATAGATTTATCAACCTGTTTTAATTCTCCAACACAGTATATCTTCTGTTTCCGAATCGGGATAGAATATGCTTCAAGTTGTATTGTTGTTTCATTCATTAATTATTCAATATTTTCTAAGAACTAAAAAGAAGCGCATGTCCTACATATATTTTTTACCTATACTAATCTTGCTAGTTGATTTGCCATGGCTCATGCTTACAAGTAATAACTCACAAACCATGATTCAAAAAATACAGAAGAGTCCTTTAGTTATTCGTATCATCCCATCTATTATTGTATATATTGCTCTTGCTTATTTAGCTACACTACCTAAAAATACTAAACAAGCGTTCTTGTTAGGGTTATGTACTTACGCTGTATACGATTTTACAAATCTTGCTACGTTAAAGAACTATTCGTTAACGTTTGCTATTATTGATTCATTATGGGGTGGTGTGTTATTTATGATTATTTTTAATATTATTAAGAAGTTCAAACTTATAAAAAATTGATTTTAAATTAATATACTATTA